CCTGTGCTTGTTTATCTAATTCACGCAGGATATCAGGCTCAACGGCCTTCATTGTGTCTTCGATTACGTTTAATTTGTTCTTGTCCTTTGGTGCTCCATACTTTCCTATCTTACGTGCAATAGGGAATGCAGCCTCCTTTGGTATACCTCTTGCCACGCACCATTCCATTATTCTGTTAAGTGGTGGTTGCTTACCTGGTGATCTTCCTTGCTCAACGTATTTCCATTGCTCTGCACCCATAATGTTTAACACCATATTGCCTGAATCAAACTCAGAAAACAAGGAGGCGGATGTGCGTCCTGTGGCATTACGGTCTTTAAGTTTCATCGTAGCCTTTAAACCGCTAATGATCTCCTGTGCTATTTTATCTACATTAATCGTCATCGTGAACACAGAAATCTGTCTCAACGTCAACGTTGAAGGTTACGTATAAAGCACAAAGGTTAAGTTGTGAACTATAAGGTATGTGTCGCATCTCAAGGCCACCTGTTACTTGTGTCTCTGGATACTCGCTTACATTATCCAACAAGGTAAAGGTCAACGTCTCAAAGCCATTCATCTTAGTCCACCAATAATCCCATCGGTTAGTTGCCGTAACTGTTTGGTCTGCTTGGTGTAGGTTATCAGCCAACAACAGAACCACTTGGTAACGAATGTATTGCTGATTGTTATTCTCTACATCTGCAATGTTAGCATTTTGCAACATTACTCCGTAGTACGGCATCGTTTGGTTAGCAAGTTTGTTCAACTCGCTTTCATCCCAGATGTAACCGTATGACGTTATGCCATTAGCTGTAAAGGCGTGTTCAAGTCTGTTTTTGACTTTGGATAGTGAGCCTTGTGACATTACCCTTCTCTATGTAGTATAACCATAAACCCTGTGGTGTGGACTAACGGCAACATTGGCTCGTCCTTGTCAACCTTCTCTGTCTCCGTTCCCATTACAGGCGTTACAGATACAATTGAGTATCCTCCGTTTGGGTTTCTTCTTTCATCGTATCGACTAAGGTATTCATCAAGAGTAGACATAACTGCCACTTCTCCTTCATTCATCCTGTCTACCTGTCGAGAATCAAACTGCTTAGTCTTCTCCTTGAACCTGTCGTACTTGTCTCTGATGTTTTGTGTTTCGCTTGTGCTTTCCGCTTGATCCAACGGAATGAATAGTGTCTTAATTGCCATAGTTGTGTTTGCCCTAAATATAAGTAATATAATCCAAAGTCATTTTGCACTATAATTGTGTTCTATTGTATTATGTTATTTTCTTTTCTATTCTATTCTTTTAGCATTGCTACGGCATTGCATAAGCATTGCTAACGCATACAATGTAGGGTTGTTAACACTTAGCAAGGATAGTATTTGGATAAATGTCTAAGAAACGTATCTTAGAGTTGATAAGAGATATCTTGTGTTTGGTTCAGAGCCTCTGCCTTAATCGGTGGAGGCTTTTTTGTTATATTAGATTAATGGACTTACAAAGCATCTTGATCATTGTCTTCTGCACGGCCTACATCTTAGGCATCTTCTATTGGGTTGGTCGTACTATTGACGATTGACTACTTGATAAAGCACACCCAATGAGTATTCATTTTCTTGCCTGACTTGTGTCCGTACAATGGCTTCTTGTCGGTAAGCTTCAATATGTCTTTAATTGGAAACTGCACCTCGTTCCATTTAAATATCAAAGTGCCATTTGGCTTTAGTACTCTAAAGCATTCCTTAAATCCTTGCCTAATCATATCCTGCCATCCATCCTCAAGTCGGCCATACTTTTTAGTCATTTGGCCGAGTTTGTTCCTTTTAATGTGTGGAGGATCAAATACAACGTGATAAAATGAGTTGTCAGGTTGATTGATGTTTGTGAAGTCTCCTATTATGTCAGGATTAATAATGTTAGTTTTTGTGCCGCAAGGATAGTGGTCAACGTGAGTCTCACGCCTTCTGTCAAGATACAATGCTCTGTTATCGTGCTTATCAAACCACATACCTTTAGGCCCACAACATACATCTAATACTATCTTTTCTTTGCTCATATTCTTACTTTATACTAAACGCTCTACTGCTGTGCAGCTTGGCGTACCTGCTTGCATCAATAGCGTGGTCTAAGTACTTGCGTGGAGTATCCAGAAGGATGCCTGACCTTGTACGCTCGTAGACATAGTTGCGCAACTCCTTGATAAGATTGATTGACCGCTTAGTTACCACAAACGGCTTTGCCTTCATCATAGCAAGTCCACCATCTACTGAGCCTCTAAACTTCTTGACTCCCATTATCTGAACTCCGTGTTGCCCTAATTGACGGATAACAGTCTCGTGTGATGGGTCAGCTACAACCATACGCCTTACGTCTCCTGCACGGATTACAGCCATTAACTTATCAAATCCAAATCCTGCTTCATAGTGTATCTCATCGTAATAGTCCACACCATCGTGTTGCCATAGGTCGACAAGTGTTGTTGGGTTAGATTCTCCAAAGTCCATACCTGAACAGATGTATCTTGCATTCTCTGGAAGATCACTAACTGACCAAACAGAAGGCGGAAATATAACTCCTGTGGGTGTGCCTATTTCGCCAAGACCAAAAACATTGTACCAATCTTTGTCGTGCTTTCTGCTTTCTATGTTATCAATGGTTACTTGGTCAAGTGCTTCGTTGTGCTTGTAGTTTAGCTTGACAAATCGCACCTTATCCCTAAAGTCTTGCTCAGGATGTCCAAGTAATTCTGTGTGTGCCCAAAACTCAGAGACAGGATTAAAGTCAATGATTGACCACTTCCTTGTCCTAATAAACAACTCACTCCACGCCTCGTAACTAATGTTGTTAGCCTCGTTAATAAACAGATAGTCACGCCTTGCACCTCGCAGCTTATCACCTTGATCAGCACTAAAAAACTCAAAGGTTGCCTTCTTGATGTTGTACGTATGGCTTGACTTGTTGTGTTGCCGTTCACGATACATATCGTTAGACGTTAGGATGGTAAAGAAGTCACGCATTGCACCACGCCTTAGATGTGGCAATGACTCCGATACGATACTTATCAATCCTTCCAGACTATTTTTATGTGCCGCTAAAATAAGGTATTGCAGGACTCCATAGGTTTTACCTGCTGACGTTCCGCCTTGCACGATAACAATACGACCATCGTCCTGTATTGCCTCGCCTACTTGCCCAAATGCTGTTGTTGTTTTCAAATGTTATGCAGTACGTCCATTGCAATTTGTGACATTGGTTGAATCACTATTTGTGGCTCTCCTGTGTTCTCTATCTCTTGGCGTTCAACGTACCCTCGCTTCTTTCCTTTGGTCTTTAGGTAGAAGATCGTTGCCGTTGTGTTACCGTCCTTAATTTGCTTGTGTAGACTTGACTCTGCAAAGTCCAATGCAATGTCGTTAATATCTTTAACTTTCTTTTTAAACTCTGGATCTTCTTTCATCCAATCATAAAAACTAGTTCTGCCAATTCCAACACTTTTGCACGCTGTTGTAACAACGCCCAAAGATTTCTCCAAAGCATCAAGTATTGCTTTTTTATGCTGTTCGGTTTTGTTCATTAGAGGTTTAGTTTAATTGTAAATTCGTTAGCCTTTCTTTTTACCTGAGAGATCATGGATGGGTATAATGCAATAAGGTCTTTTATTGCTTTTTTTTCTATGTCAATTGTTCGGTAGTCTTTGCATCCTCCATCTTTACCCCAATGATCATTTTCCCAATGCAAATATCTAATGCCTAAAATGCCTCCTTTATCTTTGATGTGCCTTAAGCAAATTTCGTAATCTTCCTTAACCGTAAAATTTTCGTCAAAGTAGTATTCTCCGTCATTGATTATGCCCATTAAAGATGCTGTAACGTATGTTCTTGTTAATATAGGTTTGTATGGGTAACTGCCACGTGGGCTGCTTTCTGTTCTTGTTCCCCAAATTTTGTAGCCCATTTGCTCTGCAAGATCAAAGTATTTTAAAAACTCCTCGCTCCAGAAGCCTTCGTCTTTAATCTCTATTTTCTTTGTTTTTCTTGTATCTAAATAATTGTATCCAACATTTTTAGAATCATCGTCTAACATTACCACGTATTTGTGGTCTGTGTTTTTTAGTATCCAATTTCTTGTGGGCGTAATGCCTCGAACTTCTTTAGGCACACATACGATGTTTTTAACAAGCCCTTTGTATTGGTGGTATTCGCTTTCAGGAATAAAAAAAGTGCATAAGTTAGGCAGGATTTTGTTAGTGCTTGTTAGCCCTGCCCTTCCTTTACTTGGTACTGCTATTAACATTGATTCTGTTTTTAAAGTCATTCCACCAAATAACACGCTCCAATGCCACTGCATCAAAAGTGCTGCCTTTTTTATAACCTCCCCTTCTGACCATTTTAAGTTGCAGCATTTCTTTGAGTTCCTCCCAATCTACACTGTTTGGTTCTGCCATAATTAAAATGTACTCTTTTGGAGGCTCTAATTGCACCGATTGTGGTAATTCAATTTCGTCATCGTCCTCCATTTTGTCAATTTGCTGATCAATTGGAATATCTAAACCCCAATCTGCAAGGTCACCAATATCCCATTCGTTGGCAAGCAGTTCCCAATCCCAATCGCCAAATCCAACGTTATCCTTAATAATAAACTGCTGTTGCTCTTGCTCTGTTAGGTCATCAGCGTAAACAACAGGCACTTCCGTTAGTCCTATCTGCTTACACGCCTTTAGTCGCATATTACCACCCAGAACAATGTTGTCCTTGTTTAATACAATAGGTCTCAGTTCAAGCATACGTGGAAACTCCTCGATTGACTTAACCAACTTGGCAAACTTGTCCTTGTTTATGCTGCGTGGGTTATTTGGGTTCTGCTTAATCGCAGACAATTTGATTATTTTACTTTTCATCGTACAATAAATATATTGTTTTTTCTGTGTAAGTGTATAGTGTGCTTGTCAACAACGTCCTCAGGATTAATAGATAGACCTTGATAACGTACCTCAAAGTGTAGGTGAGGCCCTAATGAATTACCTGTACTGCCTACAATACCAACAGGGCAACCTTGCGGAATCCAATCGCCCTCGTTAACAAGCAACTCTCTAAGATGTGCATAGTACGTCTCTAAGCCGTTCAGGTGTGTTACAATAACTAAATACCCATATCCACCATTGTAACCTGTTTTAGCATATCTTACACGCCCAAGCCACGAACTATAAACCGTATCTCTGTTGTTGTGTGATATGTCAAGTCCGTGATGAATGCGGCCATTTCTGTAACCGTGTCCACTAACCAATACACCGTCCACAGGATAGTGTATATCTGTAAGGTGTAGTGTTGCCGTGTCAGGTAAGCTAACAGGCCTGTAATGTATTTGTGCGTTTGTAGTCAATGCCCAGAAGAGCATTAAGACCATTCCATAACGATAAGCCATAGTATAAGTGTTGTTCCTATTGATGTTATAATAATGTGCATTGTGTTAATTTATAGCAGTTAAATTTCCGTGCCATTCTTTGTCATTGAGATACCAAACAAAGTTTTTTTGATATATACCTTTGCCAATGCAATTAGGATAGCCAAGGTATTCATTTATTAATCCGTTCAGCCGTTCTTTAGTGGTTACTGATTGCCATCCTGCATCTGTTATCATTAGCGTACCATCCTCATGCAATACCGCAATCGTGTTACCGTGAAGTTTTAGGTAAAAGCTATCATCAAAACTTGTGACCTCCATGTTCTGTCGCTTGAACGTTTTGCGGTTCAAAAATGCACTTACTGAATCTTGCGTAATTTTTCTCATATAATTATAATGAAGTTAACATATCCAATAACTCCTGTTGTGGAAACATATCGCTTTTGTACTTATTGGTGTTGCTGTGTGTCCATAGTCCTTTGACTCTGCCGTAGTACGCATCTACGTTCCACTCAAATGCTGCTGCACCTTTTTCCTTTACAAGTTTTGGCAATCCATCACGTATGTCAATGTTGTCTCTGTTGCCTATAAACTCAATAAGGTGCTTTAGTGCGTTGAGTTGCTTGTCGCTGTATCTGTGCCAATACTGCTTATTTTTAAACGGCTTGTCAAGCTTAACTATTTGTTCATCGTGGACTGTATGACCTGCGTAACACTTGCCGTCTTTTATGTAACTAAAGTTGCACACCTCAATACCAACGCTATTCGTATGCATTGATTGATTGCCGTTCTTGCCTAAGTGCCAAGCATAACCTCCGTCAGGGATACACTTTACAATCTCGCCATCGTACTCAAAGTCTGTGTTAAATATAGACGGCCCTCCAATAACGAACTCCGTTGCAATCCGTCCTCGCTTATCACGTCCCCAATTGTCAACGCACTTGTAAGGATTGTGCCATCCTGCTGTGTGATGCAGAAACAAGTACTCCTTTTTAGTAGGCCCTTCCAGATACTCGCCTTTCGGTAAGTAGTGGTTTCTAATGTCTAAGTCTGCAAAGTGTTCAGGCTGTGTATCCGCCTCTTGCTTGTCTGTGGTTGCAAGTTGCAACATTGTCCACGTCTTAGGGCCAACAATACCGTCTGCCCATAGTCCTTTGTTCTTTGGATACTCGTTTACAAAGTGTTCTGTGATTGGCCCAAATATGCCATCCACGTCAATGCCAAGTGCTTCCTGGATAACTCGCACATTGTCTCCTGTGTATCCTTGATATAATACAATCATAATCTAAAAATAATTAAAAAAATTTACGCTTTACAAACGGTTATAATGCCTCCGTTGATCACATCGCTACCAATTAATACCACACTTCCGTTAGGGTTGACGTAGAAGAATCCTGTGTCCCTACCGCCTCTAATCATTTTGCTTAACTCAGTAACCTCGATGCCTCTGCAAAACATTGTGGTCATCTCTCCGTTGTACTCAATGTCAACTCTGATCTTCATAATACTGTCTCTTTAACGCTTCTTTGCGTTCATTAAATAAATCATATCGCTCCTGCTTCTCGTGTTCTTCTGGAAGCATTAGCATAATGTTGTCAGGGTTAAGCTTAAACGAAGGATATTGTCCTTTGCTTAATATGTGAGCAAACTGCCAATGCCATTGATAGTGATGGCGTGGTAATAACGGCTTACCGGATACCTCGCTTACGTGATCACGAGTTTCCCAAACAAACTCAAACAGCTCCTTCTGACTCCGCATAAGTTTTAACGACTGCCGTGAGTATTTTCTCCACCACCTCGTCATTCTTCATCAATGCAAGTAACCCCTCGGCACACTTGTTTGCATCTCCGTGCATTCCTGCCGTGACTACACCCTTACGATTGACGTACACTACCAGAGCGTGGTCAATGTCTTGAGGAACTGCATCCTTGATTTTCTGTCTTAATCCCATAACTATAAATTAAAAAAGTTGCATAATTCTTTAGGCACACGATATAGGTTATCATAGCCTTTCGTGTTCTCTTTGTCAATGTACTTAACCTCCAGATACTTGTCTTGATATATGACGTCACTATGACAGCACACAGCCGTGTGTGTTTCCTTGCATATTATCACGTAATAAAACGAGTGCCGTTCACATAGGCGTTGCTTACGCCCTAAAAAACTGACCGTATCAAACGGATAGGTTGTTGCATCCTCAAACGGATAGCCTGTCTTTACCTCTAACTCAAAGTAGAACGTCTCAAGTCCGTACTTGCTAATTACATCGTGATAGTAATCCTCAGATGTTTTCGTTATTTGATGCCCTCGCTTCTGGATAAACGGCACAAACAAGGCTTTGGCAAGCGTGTCGTTTACGTCATAAGACTCTTGGCTAAACGTGCGTGGGTTAGAATGGCAATGCATCGCTATGCTCTTGTGCCGCTGTTGTTGATTGTGTTTTACCACCACCAACAAACTCAAAGTTTGCAACCTCTACGTCTACTGCATATCTGTCGATTCCGTTTTTGTCTTGGTATTTACGGTGTCGAGTCTTTCCTTCGATGTAGATTTGATCACCTTTGTTTACGTACTTGTGTAGTGTTTCGGCTGTCTTTCCATACGCCACCACATTGTGCCAATCTGTGCGTTCCTGCTTCTCTCCGTTCTTAGTCCAACGCTCTGACGTTGCAACACTAAACTTACAAATTGTCGTGCTTGCATCCACGATCTCAGGTTGTTGTCCAACCCTTCCCAATAATAACTGCTTGTTCATAAATAATCTTTTACTTTGTCATAACTGACGTGCTTAACGTCCTCCATTTTACCCCTGCACCCACAACTGTGAGGTCTTGTTGCGTATGTGTAAGTGAACTTGCCACAATCGCATATTTTAATACCTTTCTCTGCCGTGCTGCATTTCCATTTGCCACAGATGCAGGTTAAGGTGTTTCTCTTTTCGCTGTACTTATACATTGTTCCAGAATCTAAGTAACTGTGCCTGCTTCATCTTTAGAATCTTATCGTTCTTAGAATCAAACGCATACAACAATTGGCCAACAATCGTAACGTAATCCTCAAGGCGTGACCACTCAAAGTAAGACCTGTCGACTTCTAAGCCGAAAATCTCATCGTGTGCCTCACGTAATGCGTTTATGTTTCCTGTAACCAAGTACTCGCAAACTCGTTTCTCAAACAAGTGCAAGTATCCCTCTGCTATTGTTTCATAAGTGTCAAGCATATCCCTAATTTACTAAATTTTAAAATGGCGCAATGTCCACATTGTCAACATTCCAATTATCGTAGCGACTACTTTGACCGACAAATCGTAAGTCAACACCACCACAAACACCTTCACGGTTTTTCTTGATAATTGCGTATGCTTTGCCTTGTTCAGTTGCTTGTCCAGAGATTGGATCAACTTCTAATTGGTAATAATCAGGTCGATACAAAAAGGTTACTGTATCAGCATCCTGCTCTATACCACCTGATGCTCGCAAGTCACTTAGTTGTGGCAACTTGTCAGGCCGTGATTCAACGCTTCGACTTAACTGATGCAACAACACAATTGGTATATCTAACTCGTTAGCCATTGCGTGAATGTTTTTAGAGTTCTGCGTGACGCCTCTGTATTCATCTCCGTTATCGTCCATAAGTCCAAGGTAGTCCATTACAAGAATAAACTTACCAAACTTAGCCTTCCACTTTAGGCACTTAATCCGTAGCTGTGCAAAGTTAATGCTTGGCGTATCGTCAACCTCAAAGTCAAGGTTTTGCATTGTAGTGTGCGCTTGCTCGTACTTTATACGTTCAGAGTCGTTTATTTTGTTAAGTCGTAAACGTTCTGTCTGGATACCGCTTAGATAAGACTCTACACGTAGTGCAATTTTGTCTCTAATCATTTCGCCACTCCAAAAGCAAACAGGTAACTCCCTACAAGCATTGACGGCAATACTAACTGCAAACGCTGTCTTTCCCATTGCAGGCCGTGCCGCAACCACGTGAACTCCTGTATACAATCCTCCAATTGACTTATCCCATTTGTGTAATCCTGTCGGCACTCCCATCATACCGCCCTCTCGTGTGCTACGCTCGTCAAGTTCACGATTTAGAATTGTAGCAAGTCTCTCAGGCTTTACTTGCTCAAAGCTTGTTGTCATTGCGTTAACTCGTTGTTGTACGTTGTTAAGCAAGTCATTCACCGATACGTTGTCCTT